TAACTTTAAATAAATCTAAACTAAAAGCTATACTAGGAGAGGTAGAATCTTCTTCCATGTGGATAGACTCTTATAGAGAATTATTTAGAGGCAAAAAGACAGGGGCTATGGGTACTAAGAGTGCCTGTATCAAGAAGATGGACAAGTTTATACAAGAGTTTGGCTACAATAAAGAAATAATTTTAAGCGCAGCAGAAAGATACATCGCTACTAGTAGGGACTATGCTTATTTGCAGCAAGCAGATTATTTTATTTATAAGAGCGAATCTTTTATGGGCTCTTCTGTAGAGAACTCTAAGTTGGCTACTTACTGCGAAGAGATAGAAATGCTAGATAATAATCAAATAACAGACGGAGCATGGAACATCCAAAGCATTTAAGTACGCCTCTCTGGGATCAATTAGAGGCTCAAATAAACTTAGGTATGCAAGGAAGGAATAGAGGCCTTCCTATGGGCTTTAAAAAGCTTTCTAAGTATATTTCTAACATTCAACCAGGTAGATATGACTTGATAGGGGGTGCTACGGGTACAGGTAAAACTGCACTAGTAGACTCTGCATATATGTATAACCCTATTAAGTATATCACAGCGGAAAAAGAAACTGATTTTAGTATCAAGATTCTATATTATAGTATAGAGATTACTCCCCTACAGAAAATAGCCAAGATGGTGTGTAGGAAGTTATTCGAAGACCATAATATATTAGTTGACTCTGAGAGTTTATTTTCTAGAGGCGATAGGTCTTTACTAGACAAAGACGTTGCTAAGAAAGTATTTGCTACCAGAGATTACTTTGAGAAGATGCTATCTGATCATGTTATCTTTTATTCTGCAGCCTCTCCTGATTATGTATGGATGACTGTTAAAGATTATGTAGAGAAGAACGGTACAATTATCCGCAACTCTAACAAAATGATTCAACAGTATATCCCGCACAAACCTAATGAGATTGTTTTATTAATTATTGATCACATATCTCTAATAGATAAAAACTCAAAGGATTCTAATAAGAAAGAGGCTATAGACAGGTTGAGTAAAATGCTGGTACAATTTAGAAACTTATTCAACATAAGTCCAGTAGTAGTATCTCAGTTTAATAGGGGTATAGAAGGTATGGATAGAAAAAGATTAGATTCTTTAGAGCCGCAGCTCAGTGATTTTAAAGACACTGGTTCTACTCAAGAAGATGCTAATACTTCTATTGCCTTGTTTAATCCTTTTAGATATGGGATAGAAAAGCATAATGGTTATGATATTAAAAGACTGAACAGAAACTATAGATCACTAAGTATCTTAAAGAACAGAGACGGTCAAGATAACTTATCATTAGGCTTATTTTTTATGGGGGCAAATGGATTATTTCGTGAGTTACCTCCCTCACAAGAATTTATAAGTAATCCAGAATTATATAATAAACTTTTAAAATACTCAAATGGCAATTAAAGTCGGTATTATGGGTGCTCCAAACACTGGTAAATCATATTCCAGAAGCTTCTTGGAGAATCCTGAGGAGGTAGTTATTTTGGCATCATCTGCTAAGGCTACTTACTTAAAAGATAATAAGGGTAAACCCTTACAAAAGCTACCTTCAATGGTAGACATGAAAGAACTTGTACAAAAGAAGGAACATATTCCAGGCAACTGGGCAATAATGCCTGATATCGAGAGTGTAGAGTCTAATTTAAAGGTAATAAGTAGTTATATGCCTCATATTAAGACTGTTATTATTCCTGACTTTACTCATTATATTAGTAAGATACTAGCTAGTGAGTCTTTTATGAAGGCTAATTCAGGCGGTGGTGCATTTGCTAGATTTTGGGACTTAGCTGCTGCTAGTCTAAATGCTTTTTTCTTGGCATCAGATAGTTTAAGAGATGACCTTATTATAGTATTGGAGTTTCATGCAGAATACAATGATTCAGAAGAGGTGTTTCAGATATTTGTACCAGGTGGTAAGATGCTTTCAGAGAAATTCAAGCCTGAAAGTTATTTTGACATTATGTTGTGTACTTACATTGACAAGAATGATTCTGGAGAGATTACTCCTGATAGTTATAAATTTATAACAAGGAAGCACAGTTATTATAACGCCAGATCTATGGAGATGATTACAGAGACATTTATTCCTAATAATTTACAAACAGTACTGAGTGCAGTACGAGGATATTTTCACATTTAATTTTTATTTATTTTTTATTTTTTACTATGGGTAATTTAATTATCGGTATCCCTACCGTTAAAAGGGGAATGACTTCTGATGAATATGAAGGAAAAAGTGCAGTTGTATTAAAAGCAACTGAAGAAGGAAAGCGAAGTAAGATAGGTTTTACATCTGCTTTGTGTAGTGATTTACAACTTTCTGAGAATAATGTAGAGCTTAACATAGCTGTGGATATGGGAGAAGATGGTATCAATGATATCTATTTTGTACCTACTATTGGTAAGAAGCTTAGTAATAGAATAGGACGTCAACTAAGGACTATTGCAGATAAGAAAATTTACAACTACATAACACAGGAGTATCTAAATCTTGGTGAGACTATAGCTGAAGATGTAGTTCTAGATGTAGAAATAATTTCAACTATGGCTCCATATTCTTGGGCAATTAGACTTATTAACTCAAATCAAGAACAATCTGAGACAGTCGAGGATGCAATAGTAGAAGAAGAAACTTCTAAGCCTTCTTGGAGTAGTAATGAATCTATGGATTCCTATGATAATGAGATAGAGGCAGATTCAAATGAGGAATTAGCTCCTTGGTAAGTAACACATTTAATTTTTTTAATTTTTAATTTTATAAGTAATGAGTATTGATTTAAATAGTAATGAATTTGACAACGGAAGTAGTTCTGTTAGTATTTTTAATGGAGGTAATGCAGGTGTTTGCAGCAACTGTACAATAACCACGTTAGCAAAAGATGAGGCAGAGACTAGAAAGCTACCACATTGGAAGTTGATCGCTACTGACGAAAGTGGAGCATCCACTGATTTGTCTTTTTATTATGTAGATGATCCCTCGAATATGTATTACGAGGCTAATCTAAAAAGACAAGGTAAGATTCTTAAGCATCTTGTTAAGACTATTGCAGGGCCAGATGTAAAGATTCCTATTTTTAATTCTAACGAAGAAATGTTAGATAAGTGTATGGAGTTAATTACAGGTAAAGCAAAAGGTAAGACTTTTTCTGTATTTGCAAATTATGGCACTGCAGGAAGCAAACAAGTTAGTGGATATATAAAGGTTCGTTCTTTTGTGCCAATGATTTCTTCTAATAGTAACTCAGACACTTTGCAGGAAACTCCATATGATACTATGCAGAGACCTCAAGCAGATACTGCTTCTAATGATACCGCAGCTGATGCTACAAGCAGCGCTTTGAAAGAAGACGATTGGATCTAAATTCTGTCATATATGATGAAAGATTAACCAAAGACTCTATATTAAAAGTTATATCTGAATTAGATATATACAGTTTTTATATAGGGAAGGAAGCTCTTTCATTAAGACCCATAAATAGTCCGTTGAGGAGGGATAATATTCCCTCCTTTTCGGTCTTTTATGCTTCTAAGTCTAATAAGTATTTATTTAAAGACTTTGGAAATGGTATGTCAGGAGATTGTTTTTCGCTGGTACAGATTATGTATGGGCTTTCTTATAATGGAGCTTTAGAAAGAATAGCTATTGACTTTGGTGTAACTACTAGTGGCGTGTCGCCAAGTATTAAGCCAATAAGTAAAGTAGAAATAGAAAAGATAAGCAACAAAGAGAAAGTTAACCTACAGATTAAGAGTAAAAGTCCCACTTTAAAAGATAAAGAGTTTTGGAGTCTATTTGGCATAACACCTAAGACTCTTAGTAAGTATATGGTTAAGGTAGTAGATTTAATATTTATTAATAACAATATTATTAATCCTAAAACTAACTGTTATGCTTATTTAGAATTTAAAGACGATACCCCTACCTATAAAATATACCAACCTTTTAGTAAGGAGTATAAGTTTATGAATAATAATAATTATTCTGTGTGGGAAGGGTGGACACAAATGCCTGACACTGGAGATTTACTTATAATCACTTCATCTAGAAAAGATGTAATGAGTATAATAAGTACTACAGATTACCCAGCGGTAGCATTACAATCAGAAAGCGTATTGCCTAAGAAGCAGGTCATAGAAGAACTAAAGACTAGATTTAAAAACATATATATATTATATGACAATGACTTTAGTAGCGAACAAAACAATGGTAGGAAGTATGGTGCTAATTTAGCTAATGCATTTAACTGCATTCAGATAGAAATACCTTCTAAGTATGAAAGTAAAGACTACTCAGACTTAGTAAAAAAGCATGGGCAACACTTAGCCAAGAATTTATTAAAAAGTTTACTAAAAACAAACACAGCATGCACAAGGCATTAGAAATTAACCTACCTAGATTCCCTACTCATGCACAGATATCCAAAAATAAATGGGTAAAAATATCAGGTAACACTTTTTATTCAGGAACACATTACATTATTAGAAATAAAGTCTTTAGAGTTATGCATGATTATATAGATCATTACATTCCTAAAGACATTGTGTTTTCCAGAATAG